TTAGCTGCGCTTTGGCGGTTTTACCACCGGCAGCGCATGGTCATAACGGCCTGTCGTTGCTGGTGTCACGTGCCCTGCAGCATCTTGTTTGTCGCCCCGGTTACCCACTGTGTCGGTAATGCCGCGATGCTTTAGGCCATGTAACGAAAAGCGCTCCTGCTTCGAAATGATCCCGTCTTTCATTGCGAGCGTGATGAATCGCTGCCAGGCACTATCAAGCGATGACTTAGCCATCGGATTACCGGTCTGTTCAACAAGTAGGCGCCGATCCTCAGCCTTGATCGGGACTGCAAAATTTCGACCGTTTTTGGTCCATATGGCGGTTCGTCGTGCTACGAGGAAATCCCACGCTTCGATCATCTCTGGATCCCACTCGGTAAGCGTGTCGCGTGATCCCTTGCGCCGTTGCGCATGGATGCCTGTTGGCTGCTTATGTGTGTCGTTGAGTGTGCACACCTCGATGCCGCGTAGGCGCGCGCTATACGCGAGGACCATGACTGGCGCGAGATAGCTCGGGCAGCTGCCTTTTGTATGCGGCGGAAGGGAGCCGCGCTCTCTTGCGAAGGTCAGCACCTTGTCGAACGCGGCCGGCGTCGGCATCCGGTGTTTCTTTGCTTCGCGTGCTTGCCTCACGCCGATGGCTGGATTCGATCTGCATAGGCCGACGCGCACGCCCCACGCGAGTGTGCGACGTAAATAGCGATGAAGGTGATTTGCCTTACTAGGCGTCGCTGGAAGCGCGGGTTGGTAACGGTTGGCTGGCCGCCCCATCGCGAAGACTTCTACGAGTCGCTGGACCACAGGTGTGGTGATGCGATCGACCTGCACCGAGCCCAACTTCGATCCGTCTTTGCGGAGATAGTTGGCAATGGAGTCGGCATAACGCCGGTAGTCATCTTGCGTGTCGGTTGCCAGTTCCTTGAACTCCAACGACTCGTGAAAGCGATCGAAGAGATAGCGCAACGTGCCGCGCGTGCCCCTACCTGCACGTTCCTCAACGATTCCATGCAATTCCGATAGACGAGCTCCAGCGTACGCCACGGTTTGCTTTCGCGTGGCCCCGCCTTCTGGATGCGGCTCGACGACGTACCACCGGCCATCCTCCCAATACAGGCCGCGCGGGAGCGCGGCCTGGTCAATGTGTGCCGGTATGAGTGGATTGAATTTGCGCTTGCGGCCTCGTGCCATTACATCAGCTCCTGTTCTGTATCCATCTCGGTTGCGTTGTCTTGCTGCAACCCGAGGGCGGCATTGAGCGCATCTAGCGTTGTCCAGATCCCACCTCGACCGTCGTACTTGTAACGGATGCCCTGATCGTTGGCCCAACGCACCACGGTAGCTGCACGAGGGGAGGGGCCAACTGGCGCGCATAGGCGCCGCAGATCCTCAAATGTCAGTACACCTCCGCTCATGCATCTTGCTCCTTGGTCCACTCCCGCCTGTGCCGCCATTGCTCGCGCATTTCCTCCACGAGCATGTCAGCTGCGGCGTAGCCGCGCTGGGCCGCGATTCGGAGCCGTAGCTCTCGCACCTTGGCTGCATCCACATAGCCCTGCCGAAGCCAGTGGCGCGCCTCGCAAGCCCTGCGAAACCCTTCCATATTCGCGCCCTCGATCATCGCTGGCGCGTGCCAGTGAAGCGCAGGCCGAGCTGCACGACGTTTGGGGAGCAGTGACGTGGCTGGCGTGGTGCGCGGATCCGATGCGCTCGGCGCCATTCGATCATGGCCAGCTCGTAGCTAGGGTGCTTCTGCGTGCGCCCACACACGCACTCGATGAAGTGCCCGCCGCCCGCCTCGGGGCGGCGGGCATCGAGCATATGGCGAGCCATGTGGCCGTTCTTGCAGGGCGGCAGCGGATTATCGTGGTCGACCTGACGTTGCGTCACGGTACCTCCAGGCGCAGCACGCGCTCGGCGTCCCGGAGATGCTGCACGGTGTCGGAGTCGATCCGGTCGAGCGCCTGGGCAATGGTGTAGTCCATCTCGGCCAGCCAATCGGCCCGATTCAGCACCAGAGCGGCGGTCAGCGCCTCCCCGGTGGACAAGGTGCCAGGCTCTCCCACACGCGCGGCAGCGCGGGCAATTTCGATCGTGCGCTCCAAGTTCATGGCTGCGTCCTCCATGCAGCGCCGAGCTGGGCGCGTGCTTCTGCGACACGCATGAGACGCAAGCCCCAGCGTAGCGACCACGTTTGCGCCTGCTGTTCGTTGCAGGTCAGGATCAGCTGCCCGAAAGGTTCCAGCCGATCAGCTCGGAACGTGAACAACAAATCGTCCAGTTCGATGACCTCCTGCAGGCCGAGTTGCTGACACAGCACCTCGGCGTTGAGCGATTTGCAGCTGCCCTGCGGGCCTAGAAGGATGACGGACTCAGCCATGAGCAGCCTCCCGCCGCACAGCCATGCGGGTGCGGCGACGCAGGCGCTGCGGCACCTGTCCAACAGCCAGGCCGGTCTGCGTGAGGCGTGGACGGCGCGAGGCCCACAGCTTGTAGACCAGCGCGCCGCCGGCGGCTGGCGCCAGGATCATCGCCAAAGCGAGTAACTCAACCATGCGCCACCTCCTGCGCGGCCTGGGCCACAGCAGCGGCGGCAGCGGCAGTCGGTCGGCGCGGCAGCATGTTGGCCAGATCGAAGGGGAAGTCCAGGCCGTCCATGAACTCGGCCAACTCTGTGCTGATCCGGTCTTCCGCCGTTGTCCACAGGCGGGGGCCGTCGATGAGTTTCCAGCCGGTGCCTGTGCCGCGACGCCGCTCCCAGGACTGACGCTCCTGGCGGAGTGGTCCCATGTCCAGGGTGGCAGTGACCACAACCGCACCATGCGTGACGTGCATGGTGATGGTCGCCGAGCAGTCGCCGATGCCGCGATCGTAGGCTACGACGGCCGGCGTGCTAGCCTCCGCGCCAGGTCCGGTGCTCAAAACCAACGGACGTGCTGCCGTGGCTGGATGTGTTCCAGTGTGCTGTTGCATATCGACTCTCCTGAGTTGCGTTGGTGGAGGGCCTTGGGGCGGTGTTACAGCACCGCCCGCCGGCCCGCTGTTGCGGGGGGTTAGATCAGGTCGGCGCCGGATGGCGGGATGCTGGGGTCAGGCTCACGCAGACGCTGCGCGCCGTTGAGCACGTCAAGTAGTTCCTGGCGGATGTACTCGGCCACTGCTGCCGGTCCGTCGTGATTGATGCCTGCGTCGATCGCGACATCATTGGTCAGCGCCGCGAGCAACGCGGCCGCGTGGTACGCGCGCCAGAGGCGGTATTGCTCCTCTTCGTTGATCGAGAAATCGGCGTCCGTCGGCAGCTGTACGTTCGGGTGACCAGCGTCCATCAAGCCACCTCCAACGCGGGCAAGCGATCGATTACCCATTTCTGCAGCGCGGCAGCCTCGGCTTCCGGCATCACAACGTGCAACGAGCCAATGGCCAGGCCAGTGCCGTCATCGACCAGGAACAACTCGGAAGCCTTTTCGATCGCGCTGCAGGCGAACATGGCCGGTGGGCGGTCATGCAGGCTGTCGGCGTACAGTTCGGCCAGGACGTCGGTCGCCCGGATCTGCAGGAGCAGGTAGACGCCGGGAGCCACGCGCAGCGCCTTGTGCTGGTCGCGGCGGCTCACTGGCGCACCTCGGCCAGGTCGGCATTGGTGCTGGAAATGGCGGCCTCGACATCTGCCAGCGTCAGCGCCTCGGGCGCTTTGCCCATGGCCTGCAGCTTCGCCTGCAGGCCGAGCCAGGCGGTGTGGTTCCAATCGAGGGTGTCGGCGATCAGGCCGAAGTAATGGGCGATCTGACGCGCGGCATTGGCCGGCGCTTCTTGGGCGTCGTAAGACATGGTGGATTCCTTGAGTTCATTGGAATCCGCCACTGCCGAGGCTAATCGGAGGTGGCGGACGGTACGGGTTAGCCTTACCGGACTCAAGGAACCGGCGGGCCTTGCGGCCCCCACGTACCGCCCGCCATAGAACTGGCAGGCAAGCGCCCGAGCAAACGCAGGGCGACAAAAAAGCGCCGTGCATCGGTCGATGGGCGCTGGTGCGCCTTGAGATATCGGGAGGCTAATCCCGGTCGCCGATTTTGCGGCGACGCGGTAATAGTTGCTCCGCTCCTGTGTAGAAGTCAACGGAAATTTCTCAAAACTTCTCACATGTGCACGCGCGCTCATTTGGCGAACACCCAGCACTTCACGGTGGTACCGACCCCGGTCAGGTCGTCCTTGAGGACGGCGCTGTTGACGGCTACGTTCGCGCCGATGAACTTGTGCCGGCGCGAGTCGCCGAGCAGCGCACGCAGCACCTTGAGATCGGGCACGGACTGACTGAATTGCGCAGCCCGCGCAGCGAAGTGATTGAGGTTGATCGCAATGCGCTGCGCGTCGCGGCTGTGGTTGACCACAGCTTTGCCGTGTCCGGTGGCTTCGAGGTATTCGTAGACCTCCCAGAACTCGTTGACCATCGCGTGGTCCGCACTAATCGCCTTCTGCCGTTCCAGGGCCATTTCCAACAGCGCGAGCCGTGTCTGCTCGACCATGTCGTCAGGGATGGTGATGACCAGGCGCAGGCAGTCGAACAGCGCCAGCATCTGAGCGTGGTTCTTGATGACGCGTTCCAGGCGCAGATCCTGCTGCGCGCGCAGCTTGGCCTCGAAGACCTTTACACGCTCGGCGAACAGATCGAGGATGGCGCGTTCCTGGCGGATGGCACGCACAAGGAAGTGGCTGACTTCTTCGACCTGCAGCGCGTTGAGGTTGTCGGCCGCGATGCGGCTTTCGGTGGTGACCTGCGGCCGTTTGAAGTGCAACTTCACGATGCGCGTGAGGATCGCCTCGCTGGCGTCCACCGCAGCGTTCTGGGTAATCACGATCGTGCCGCGAAACGGCGGCTCGTAGGTCTCGTTACCGCCGTTGCGCACGCCACGGGTTGCCAGGGTGCCGCCGCCGAAGAAGTCTTTCAGCTCATCCCACTCGAACGTCTTGGAGTGCGCTTTGTCAGGCTCACTGCGGTCGGCCTCCAGCAGGACGACGGGCATGCCGGACACCTGGCCCATGGCGCGCGCACGGCCAGCCTTGGACGACTTGGCCGGGTCGAAGCCCTCGTAGTCCGAGCGGCCTAGCAGCTTCCACAGGAACGTCAGTAGCGTGGTCTTGCCGGCACCGGCCTCACCAGTGGCTTCAAGGAACGGAAAGCTCTTGTGCCCGGCGCGGATTTGCTCCGCGAACAACGAGCCAAACCAGAACGTCATGGCGACCATGCCGTGCGTGCCGAAGCACTGCCATAGCCACGGCAGCCAGTCCACACGGAATGCCTCGGCGTCGCGCTGAATCTCCAGCCGGATGGACTTCTGCGTGGTCTTCAAGCGCAGCTTGTCGAACTCGAAGTAGTCCTCTTCGTTGGCCGTCACCAACTCACCGTCGCGCACGGCCATATCGCCGAGCAAATAGGCGCGGTGTTCTTTGCTGTAGCCCACGAAGTCGATGGCGTCGACCTTCTTGATGGCCTCGGTCTGCTCCTCGATCAGGCGGTCCAACTGGTGGCCGGTACCGGTGAACATGGCGCCGGCCGCCAGAGAGATAAGGCGCTTCTTGAATTCGGACGCGCTGGAGACATGGCCACCGGTAAAGGTGCCCTTTACGCTGGGTTCGTCGTGCGGGAAGTCGACGCGGAAGTAATACCAGCTCTCGTCCGTGACCTCCTGCCGCTGGAAGTACAGCGCCTCCGGGTAGCAGTTGGCGATCTTCTGCACCGAGCAGGCGGCACGCTTGATCTTCCTCAGATCCTCGGCCGCGACCTCGTCACCGTCGTCGGCATCGGTGTCTCCCAACTTCTCTTTACGCAGTTTGTCGAAGCGCTGGGTGTCGAAGTCGAACCAGTACAGGCGGGAGCGATACTCCAGCCAGAAGTCGTTGCGGCCGTCGTGCTCAAACATCAACAGGCCTTTGTCCACCGCCGTGCGGGCCACGAGCAGGTCGCCTTGGTAGCGGGCTTCCTTGACGTCGTTGTCCCATTGCTTGGGATCGTCGGACGCGATCGCGCGCAGATGCAGATCGTTCCAGTCGGTCTTCTTGCCGTCGCGCTGCACGATCTGGGCGGCCCGCGAGTCGAAGCCCAGCGCCGCTGCGCGCTTGATGTGCTTGTGCGTGTAGGCACGGGCGCCCGGCTCGTTGTCCAGTGCCCACACGAGCGTCGGAAGATCGGCCATGCGTGCCTTCGCCAGCTCGCGCAGCGATTCTTCCGGAAATGCGTTGGATGACATGGCCGACACTGCACACAGGCCGTGCTGCAGGAGCGCGATCGCATCGAAGATGCCCTCGACGATCCACACCTCGCGCGCGGTCTGCATGGCTGTCAGCGATGCAGGCGCCGCCCACCACACCCCTGCATAGCTCTGGCCTGGTGCAAAGCGCGCCTTCTGCTTGCCGAAGCGATGCGGACGATCAATCAGGCGCTCCCACCAGCCGCCCTTGACCAGCGCAAAGCGCACAGTCGCAGTGCCCGCGCTGATCTTGCGATCGTAGTGGCTGTCCTGGGTGTAGAGGCCTTTCAGCGGCGCCAGGTCAAAGCCACGCGAGAACTGCAGGTACGCATCGGCCGCAGCGTTGGGGGCCGCTGCCGTTGGCTGGAAGCGCTTGGACCAGTCGTCGAACAGGTCGTCGTACAGATCCTTGACGTGCAGCTCGCGCCCGCACTTGGATTGGCGGCCGCACTTCACCACCCAAGGCTTGAGATGGTTGGTGTAAAGCTCTTTCTTGCCGCACGACGGGCACTTGCCGCCGCGCATGTACTCGGTACCGCTACGGTGCTTGAGTCCGTAATCCCGTTCCAGCCGGGACAGCACCTGTTGCCGCAGATCCTCTTGCATCGAACTTCCTTAGACGCCGAGCGAGCGCCGAGGCGCGAGCGGAGCTGTGGCGTTGTCGATCACGACGTAAGCGCCGCCGGCACGGCGGTGCGCGTCAACGGCAGCAGCGAGCAGTCGTGCTTCTTCGTGCTTGGCGTGCGGCGCTATGCGCTGCGGGACATTGCTGGCCGCATCAACGAATCGCGGCTCTTGTGCGGTGAACCAGCTATTGGCGTGTCTCACGAACCGACCTCGGTGCTTACCCTTTGGAGCTGGAACAAAGCCGCCGCGGCGTCGGTCAGCGCGACAAGGCGCTCATCGGAGGCGTCAGAGGTGGCAAGGCCTTCGCGCATAAGCGCGGCAACCGGAACTGCTCCGAAGCGTTGATCTGTGTCCGGCGCGGCAGTGCGGCCGATGTAGCCGTGCTCGGTTTTCACCAAGCCGCCGTGGATGAGCGCAACTTCCAGGCAAAGCTTCGCCGTGGGCGGCAATGCCGCCCAATCAATGGTCTTTCGCATTAGGGATGCCTCAGAGGTGAGGGAAGAACTGCTCGCCGCCGACGGGAAGCAAATCCAGCTGGCGGTCGCCTAGCGATTCGCGGTAGGCCTGCAGCGCCTGGGCGCGCTGATACGCCGGTGTTGGTGGAAGCTCGCTGTGTGAGGTGGGCACACCGCTGGGGCTGGCAATCCCAGTCAATTCCGAATGGCCTGTGTAGGTCGCACCACACATCGGGTTCTCGCAAACATAGGAGTCATGGCGCAGGAACTTGTGTGCGAGGACGCTGGTGCGCTTGATGAGACGTGCACTGCACGCTTCGCAGCGAAACACGATTTTTTTCCGACCGAACATGCTCACCCCCTTGAGCTCTTAGCGGTTGGGATTTCTGTGGCACTATTGGGTGGTGCCTTGAGGCCTAGGGCGATCGCCGCCTTGTGAGACTCGCCATACTTGCCTTGAGAACGGCCACGGAGCAGGTCATGCACGATCGACCGATCCACGCCGTTCTGTCTGGCGAATGCCGAGACCGTGATGCCATTTGCTTCGAGCCACTGCCGCGCCTGTTCCGGGCTGCGGGGCGTGAACTGCTGCATTTGACTCTTCCGGGGCATGTGGCGGTTCCGTCTACTTTTGGGAATTTTGTGGACTTAACTCAACATTGTCAAGTAAGGAAATGCCTGTAATGACCGTAGGGAAACGCCTGAAGGAAGAGCGCAAGCGACTTGGCCTGACGCAGGACGAGATGGCTGTGCAACTCGGCCTCACGCGCTACGCGCAACTGAACTTCGAGAAAGACATCAACCTGCCCGGCGGAGCTTATCTACTGGCCGCGCTGGACCGTGGCGTTGATGTCATGTACGTGCTGTCTGGACATCGGGCGCAGTTGGACCCTGCCGATAGGCTACTGCTGTCTGCGTTCAAAGATGCAGCACCGGCTGCTCGCAACGCTGTGTTTGCGGCATTGGGCTTGATAAGCGATGCCTCGTCTTCCAATACAGGTGCCGGCCCGGTCCTGTCGTTCGACAACAGTGACGTGGGCCAAGCGGTTTCGACCACAGCCATCGTGGATCAAAGCAACATACAGATTGTTGTTGGTGGACGCAAAAAAAAGAGCAAGTGATCAGCATCGCGATTGGGCAGCTGCTGGTGAGAAATTTGCCGTTATCGGCTATACCTGCCTGAACTGTAGAGCTTGCTAGCTCGCAAAAAAAAAGCCGCCGGTTTCCCGGCGGCTTTCTAGGTGTCGGCGTGTAGCATCATGCTGTCCATTCGCCATCATCCTGACAGCGCGAAATGGCCAGACATCCGATATGGATCTTCTCCCTACCGCAGATGTTGGGCCATAGGAAAACCCTTACTTATGAGTAAGAAGCCTACTGATCAGAGCTGAGTTGTTTCAGCTGTAGTCTCCGTGCCCGTCAGCTTTGACTTAGAGGATCCTTTGACGCACGTATGGGCAACCTCGACCGGCGCAGTCGTAACCCCATCTGCGTCCACTAGCCAGCGCTTGAAGGTCGACGTGGTGGTGGTGCTCCCACTTCCACAGCTGAACTGGAAGGTGAGAGGCGAAGATGTTGATGTGGTCGATCGGGTGCCACTCTGGCAGGCCCAACCCGGGGCGCATTTCACAGGCTCGAAATGCATAACCACAGGAAAGGTCGGATTTCCAGAGTAATTTACCTTGTAGGGAACCTGGGAACCTTGAGGGCCAGATGAGGCAGGAATGGAGTCAATTTTAAAAGGTGCGCATGCCGTCCCTTCCTTGTACAACTTGAGCCCCTTAGCCATACCCTTGCTGGCTAGTAGCCGAAACTTCTCGTTCTGCAATGCGGCGGCATCAAGTGCGTTGGTGTGGAATCCGACCTCGATGATGGTAGAAGGGAACTCAGCTACTCGATTCTCTCCTTTGTCTTCTCCTCGCGGAGCAGTGTCAACGTCCCATTGTGCATAAGCTTCGTCAGAATTTATGATCTCCTTCATGGAGCAAAGGATTTTAGAAGTTAGATCTTTGCTTTTTTCAGTGAAGGGGTGTTTGAGTTGATAAAAACCCGTGGTGCCTCTAACAGTGGCTGTCTTGGATCCGTTCGTATGTATATGCAAGCCATAACTTGCCTTCAAGTAATTTCCGTACAGTGGGCGCGCACGAATATCCTCGTTTTTCTCTCGCTCTTTACTTGTCTTGTCATTGGGTATTGAGGCCCAAATTTTTTGCTGCTCTGGCAGCAAATCCATCAGGTAATACTTTGCGGAAACCTCCCACCAAGGCTTTCCCGAAGGCGTATGTATCGCAGTTGACTCAGATCGAGTTAATACAGTGTTTATCTGGGATCCATTGGCAGTAAGAGCATTATTTACCGCTGTGGCATACGCTGGAGTGGTCGTGTCTTCGAGCATTCCATTGGCAGGATCGCGTTGATAGCTCCATTCAGATTTTGTTCCGATATGTTTAATATACAAGCCATGTCCGGCAGACAATAAAAGCAGGGGCAGCGGATCTTCAGCGGGGCCAACTAGATCGCTTTTTTTTTTACAGCCGTAGGTTCAGGATGATAGAAGTAGATATCCTTCCCGCCATACGTGCACTCGTACTCGGAGACGCTCACTTCTCCACGGAGCAGCTGGCGGGCGGTCGTTGCGAACTCACTGCACTGATCTTCAGATTCAGCACCAGCCGTTTCAGGAACAGCATTCTTGCCAAGCTCAATCGTGAGTTTGCTCTCTGTCGCGGATAAGTGAGCCGAGACATCAAATGTGCGTTGGCCAGGCAGCTTAGAAGTTTTGCTCGCTTCCGCCCGCAGCTGCTTTGTCACTGAATCTTCAATGGCACTTCGATCTATAGCGGACAGACTAGTTGCAGCAATTCCGTCGCTCTTTTGCGGAGCCGCATTCGCGTATGAAGCCATGAATAGGCTGGCTGCGATGGCAAGTGTGGTTGCACTCAATTCCACTGTAAATTTCATTCTCTTACTCCGTGAGAAATTCCTTGATAGAACTCGGCTTGCGCTTAACATTTCGTGCTAGCCGGGCCTCGGATCCACCCCGGTTCGAGCGTATACGACGCGATATTTCTTGTCCATCACACATCTAGAAGGTCGTCAGCGCTCCAAGTTCGCCTCTAGGGTCAGAGATGTCGTGAAGCCGCTACTGCCCAGCACGTGAGTTGCAGTAGCGATCAACCATTGCTGCGTATCGATTTCTTGTTTAAAGCCAGCAAGCTTTAGACGTTGCTCCGGCGACAAATCCGGCCGACCTATGGCTAGGGTGTAATCGAACTTAGCCAAGCCCCGTTTCACCCGCTCCAACTCCGCGTGCGCATGCTGACGTGCCGTTTCCTCATTGGCATACGACTCGCGCAGGCGCTTGGCATTGTCGTCCTTGCCCACCAGCACCGACTGCCGCCGCGCCTTGCCTTTGTCCACCCAATAGGCGCGCACTCCTGTGTAAGCATCACGGTCGGCAACGGAGTAACGGTGTTGGTCGCCGTCGCGCCGCGTCAGGGTGACGGTAGGTAACCGCTTGCCTGTCGCTGTGGTCCCGGCGCCAATCGGCGTAAAGATCAGCGCTCCACCCTTCACCGTTGCCACTGCATCGAAGCGCTGCCCCAGGCGGGTGAGCAGATTCATATCGCTTTCGTTGGCCTGGTCGAGATGCGGCAGATTGGTGCGCGCGAGCGCCTCTGCCAAACGCGGCGTCAGTCCATGCTCGCCAGCCAGGGTGTTGAGCACTGCACCCAGCGTGGTGTTATGCCAGCTGCGTTCGCGCCGTGTGCGCATGTTGGCAGTCAGATCCGCGCTGCGCGCGCGTACCGTGATGATGTCCGGCGCGCCGCTGTACTCCACCTCGTCCACGACGAAGGTGCCTTTTTCGACCAGGCCGGTAGCTTTCCAGCCCAACGCCACGGCCAGACGCACGCCGCGTTTGGGCAGCGCCATCTTGCCGTCATGGTCATGGATCCGCAGATCCAGCTGGTCGGCTTCGCCGCCACGGCATTCGGTTAGGGTGAGATCGAGCAAGCGCGGTGCGATGCGCTCGGTGAGGTCTGTCCCATCGAGTAGCACGCGCCATTGCGGAATGGGGTAGCTCATGCGGCGGTCGCCTCGGGCGCGACGTCGTCGGTGCGGCGCAGGCTCAGTTGAAACTCGACGCGGCGCGGCGTGCCATCCGGGAAGAACAGCGAGGCCGTCTCGTTGACCGACAGCAACACATACGGCCCGTACACCCAACCCGTGCCATCGACCAGCGGCAGCGGCTCGCCGTCTGCTGCGAGTCTGCGCAGGGTCGTCAGCGAGCCGCGCGTGCCGGTCAGGTCGGGTGCGATCAGTCCCGACAGCTCGATGGTCTCATCGCCTGGGCCCAGGAACTGGCTGGCCGCGCGCGCACCGACGCGCTCGCTGGTGGGGTGGCGCCAACTCATTTGCCGCTGCAGCTGCAGGTATGCGGCGCTATCGAGGGCAAATACAAACGTGCCGTAGGACATCATCATCGGGAGTGGATCCTCAGTCGTCGCGCAGGCTGGAGCGGCGGGTCGCCGCCGTTCGCCGTTCGCGTTCTTCGAGCTGACGAGCGACTTCGCGCGCCAGTGCGGTCGCATCCATACCGGGTGCGGCGTGGACGTGGATGACGTAGCTGTTGCCGCCTGCAGGCGCGCTGGCGGTGCTGGGCGCGCGGGCGGGGGCCGACAGCGGTGCCCGGCTGTCGATCGCCGCCACGGGCGCTGTGGCCGTCGCCAAGGCCATGCCGGCGCCCACCGCCCGCAGCCGGTTGCCAAGTGCCATGACGGCCTGCACAGGGGCGCCCTGGCCGCGCTGCAGGCCCACGGTGAGGCCTTGCATGGTGAAGTCGCCCAGCTGGGCAAACACGCGCGAGGGACTGTGGATGCCCAGCAAACCCTTGAAGCGGTCGACCACGCCGGTGCCAATGCTGGCGATCGCATTACTGGCCGCGCCGAGCTTGGAGCGGATGCCCTGCACAAGGCCACTGATCATGTCCGCACCGGCCTGCAGCATCCTGGCCGGCCAGTTGGCCAACTGCAGGTTGATGCCGGCCCACAGCTGCAGCAGCCCTTGGCGGATGCGGTCGCCGTTGCCGGTGAACACGCCCACGATCAGCGACCAGGTGCCCTGGACGGTTTGCCACACGCCGCCGAGGATCTGCTTGATCACCGGCAGCACGGACGGGAACGGCTGGAGCAACCCGCTGATCATGTCCGCGCCGACCTGCAGCATCCTGGCCGGCCAGTTGGCCAACTG